AAACTTGTTTATTTGCCACAAAAAGAGAACATTTATGTAAACCCTGCTTGGAATCTTGGGGTTGAGGTTTCGAAGTTTGATAAGTTATGTATTTTGAACGATGATGTGATTTTCAATCTAGACTGTCTTGATGTTCTATGTGATCTTATAACTCCAGAGCGTGGGCTGATGGGGTTCTCAGAACAAAGTTATTGTGGATTTGCACCTGAACTATTTGAGACTCTAAAGGGTACAGGAATGGGTGCGGATGTGTATTTGCAGGAATGCAACATATACGAAAACCAACGAACTTCTGGGATGCCACACACATACTACGGATGTGCGATGTTTGTACATAAGAGTAGATTTTTTAAGATTCCAGAAGAGTTTAAGATATATTTTGGCGACCTTTTTGTTTATCTCTTAAACTCATTTACAGTGAATCGCGGAGAAGAAATCGCTCCAAGTGTGAAGTTAGTTTCAACTGCATCAAATGCCGTTAAGAACTATACAATTGAAGATGGGCTAGTATTTACGAAAATGTCTTCAACTGTAAAGTCATTTGATAAACAAATAGAAAAAGAAAAATCTATATTTTACGAAGTGTTCGAACGTCACGGAATTCATAGGGTAAAAGATAAATGATGGCATTACTCGCGCTAATTGCAGGACTACTGTTGTCGGGTACGGCAGCATTTTACTCAATTATTGGGTTGCTTGCGATTTTTCCTGGCGCGATTGTTCCAATTACGCTTATGGGTGGTTCCCTAGAGTTTGCAAAACTTGTCGCTGCTTCATGGCTGTATCGCCATTGGTCGATCGCACCAAAGATAATTAAAGGTTATTTCGTATTTGCGATTATTGTTCTAATGTTTATCACTTCGTTGGGAACATTTGGTTATCTCTCGAAAGTTCATCTGGAGTCTTCAATTGGTGTGGCTGACAATTCTCTTGAGATTGCAAAGATTGAACAGCAAATTACTAGTCAACAAAGACAAATTGAGAACGCGCAGAGATCTCTGGACTCTCTGGACTCAGTTGTTGAGAAATCGTTCTTTGACGGAGCCAAGATTCGTACTCAGCAGAAAGCCGAAAGAACAGCATTGAATAATACAATTGAAAATTCAGATGCTAAAATTGATGAACTTAACACTCAACTCGTTCCACTCCGCCGCTCTAACATCGAGTCTGAAGCAAAGATTGGTCCATTAAAGTATATTGCTGAATTGATTTATGGCAAAGATAACGCAAAAGACTATTTCGATAGTGCAGTACGATTTGTAATCATTCTTATTGTTTTGGTATTTGACCCATTGGCTGTTCTTTTGTTGATTGCAGCAAACATTAGTTACAATCAAATGAAGGAAGAATCAGAAGAAGAACCAGAAAAACCAAAAGATACTAAACCAAAGAAACCAAATTACGTTGTAGAGAAAGTTGATACTGTTCGTTCTAAAGGCAAGAAAAAGAAAAAAGTTGCCCCAAATAATCAAGTGGAGTATAATAGTGGTATAGGTAAGAGCATCTACAACTTTATGATGCGCGATGATTTTGGCATTTCTCATACTGATAAGGTGGAAAAAAATGAGTCTACTCGAAAAACTAAAGAAAAATAGCACGATCAAAGACACGGCAATTCTTTCCAAGTCCAAGTTCTTTGCTGCTAAAGATATGATTCAAACCAGCATTCCTGTAGTGAATGTTGCTTTCTCTGGAGATCTTGATGGTGGGTTCACCCCTGGACTCACGATGTGGGCTGGTCCGTCAAAACACTTCAAGACTGCATTCAGTCTCTTGATGGCAAAGGCATATCAGGTAAAGTATCCTGATTCTGTTGTTCTGTTCTATGACTCAGAGTTTGGTACTCCACAAAATTACTTCACTTCGTTTGGTATTGATATGGAGCGTGTTGTTCACACTCCAATCACCGACGTTGAACAATTGAAGTTTGATATTATGCAACAGTTGAGCAACATCGAGCGCGGCGAACGTGTGATGATTGTGATTGACTCGATTGGTAATCTGGCTTCGAAGAAAGAAGTCGAAGACGCAATGGATGGCAAGTCTGTCGCTGACATGAGTCGCGCAAAGCAAATCAAATCCCTGTTCCGTATGGTGACACCACACCTTACGCTGAAAGACATTCCGATGGTGGTTGTGAATCACACCTATAAGGAAATTGGTCTATATCCCAAGGATATTGTCGGCGGCGGCACAGGTTCTTATTACTCTGCTGATAACATCTACATTCTCGGTCGTCAGCAGGAAAAAGATGGCACTGATTTGATTGGTTATAATTTTATTATCAACGTAGAGAAGTCTCGTTATGTTAGAGAAAAGGCGCGTATCCCTGTCACTGTTCGCTTCGATGGTGGTATTTCTCGTTACAGTGGTCTTTTGGACATGGCACTTGAGTCTGGTCATGTTACGAAACCAAATGTAGGCTGGTATGCCAAGGTCAATACTGCCACTGGTGAAGTTGAGGGAAAGAAGTGGCGCATTGCCGATACTGAATGTGCAGATTTCTGGGATAGCATTCTTGGCGATGAAGGTTTCAAAGAATGGATTCGTAAAAATTATCAATTCAGTTCAGCAGTTGCAGGCAATCTTTCGACTGAAGTAGATGAGGATGAAGATGCTTGATCAACTAATCGCTAAACTTGAATTTTGGTATGTCAAGAAATTCTTCAAAGTTGATAAACAGTACACCTTCTTCGTGGACCTCAATGGTCCACCTGGAAGTTTTGCTATTAAACTTTTGGGCAAATATGATGGTGTGATTGTAGAGTTTACTGATGTGAAAGTTGGCGATGATGGTTTGATGACGTTTGATTATGATGTTATCTCGAATGTAAACAATGCAAATACCAAGAGCAAATCGTTTCAGCGATTTACTTCTAACGTGATGCGTAGTATACTTCTGAGTGCAATTGATAATGCGATGAAGGAAGGCAATGAAAACAGAAACACTGATCTTGTCGAATCTGATGCGGAACGAGTCTTTCATGAGGAAGACTCTGCCCTTTTTGAAGAAAGAATACCTGACCGAAAGTCACGAAAGAAAGGTATTCGAGGAAATAAAGGAATTCGTTCTAAAGTATAATAGTCTGCCGCCAACGGCAGCACTGGAGATTTCTTTAAAAGAATCTACCAAACTCACTGAAGTTGAGTTAAATAAGTCACTCGAACTACTCAAGGAAGTTTCGAATGACAAATCAGAACAAAAACTCGAATGGCTTCTTGATACTACAGAAAAATTTTGCCAAGAAAAAGCAATCTATAATGCTATCATGGACAGCATTCAGATCCTTGATGGCAAAGATCAGGCGAGGGGCAAAGGAAGCATTCCTACTCTTTTGTCTGATGCTTTGGGGGTTAGTTTCGATCCTCATATTGGTCACGACTTTTTGGATAATTACGCTGATCGGTATGATTTCTATCATCGTATCGAGAAAAGAATCCCCTTCGATCTTGAGTATTTCAACAAGATCACTAAAGGAGGATTGCCGCAAAAGACCCTTAACATTGCTCTTGCAGGTACTGGCGTCGGCAAGTCTCTGTTTATGTGCCATGTGGCTGCTAGTTGTTTGGTTCAAAACTACAATGTTCTATACATAACTCTTGAAATGGCTGAAGAGAAGATCGCCGAACGTATTGATGCGAATCTTCTCAATGTTTCTCTTGACGATCTCATGAACATGCCGAAAGATATGTATGAGAAGCGTATGGGTAAACTCAAGACTTCCGTCAAGGGTAAGTTGATCATCAAAGAGTATCCAACTGCCTCTGCGAATCCTGCTCACTTCCGAGCATTGATCAACGATCTGGCTCTCAAGAAGAACTTCCGTCCAGATATTATCTTTATTGACTATCTAAATATTTGTGCATCGTCAAGAATCAAGGCAGGTGCAAATGTCAATTCGTATACCTATATCAAAGCGATCGCTGAGGAACTTCGTGGACTCGCGGTTGAGAACAACGTACCTATTGTTTCAGCTACTCAGACAACTCGCTCAGGATTTAGTAACTCTGATCCTGGGTTGGAAGACACTTCAGAGAGTTTTGGTCTCCCTGCTACTGCTGACTTTATGTTCGCTCTTGTTAGTACTGAAGAGTTGCAGCAATTGAATCAGTTGCTTGTGAAGCAGTTGAAGAATCGTTATAACGATCCGAATCTTCATAAAAGGTTCACAATCGGAGTTGATCGCGCAAAGATGAAACTATACGATCTTGAACAGAAAGCCCAAGATGCTGTGATGCAAGAAAATGATTCAAAGCCAGTCTTTGATCGTGGTCGAAGTACAGACAAATTCAAGAATCTGAAAGTGTAATGCAACTGAAGAAGATTGAAAAGAAGGTTTATGCTCTGTCCAAAAACTGGGTTGGGGAGAAACATATTCCTTCTATGATTCGTCAACTGAATAAAGCATTCAAATCAAATATTGTTTGCTTTTCTTCTGAACGATTTGAGGATGAATACTATCCTGACCATAATGTAATTGTGAATGGTCATTATTGTCTCAAAATCTCTGATATAATTCCTGAGCACATTTATATCTGTCTAAACTTTCCGAGTGA